CACCTCGGGGAACCTGGGCACCTCGGCGGATGAGGTCCAGGTGTTCTCCGTGTCCGAGGTGCCCAGGTTCCCCGAGGTGGTCCGGTTGAAGCTGTCTCGGCAAGAGGTCATGGCCAGCCGGATAGGGCACCCTCGATCGAGCGAGGGGTAGTAGGGGCTCAACGGGTTGTGAGTGCTGAACCGGCCATCCCTGTTGTCCAGGGTGAGGTTCAGCGTTCCCGCGTCCACCTGGTCCGCCTCGTTCTGGCGGCCCGCCGAGTAGGTGATGGGCTGGCCGCCATCGTTGCCTGGATAGCGGACGTAGTTCGAGATGTCTGTGTAGGTGGGCGGCCACACTCCGACCGGATCGATGCCGGGGTAGATCCACAAACGGATGTCGTACGGGGGCGCGTTCAGTGTCATCTGTGTCTCACTGAATCAGGTTGGCGGTACGGATCAGATACCGGAGCAGGGAGACCACCTCTTGTTGACCGACCAATTCCAGTCGCAGAGCCTGGGGCTGGAAGCTGCCCGCCTGAGTTCCACCGCCCTGAATCAGGCCTCGGCTGGCGGCGGCCGAGAGTACGCGCGCGGGACGATCCATCATCAGCAACTCGGGACCGTGCTCACCGACCCAGGTTGGGGTTCCCTCTCGGACCGAGCCGCCGGTAGCCAGACCTCCTACGTTGCCCGAGGCGATACCGGCCGGGGAGTACGGCTTGCCAAAGGTCAAGAAGTTCTGCCGGATGGTCACGGTCCAATTGGTCTTCATGGACTTCAGCTCGGCCTGAAGCGTCTTGATTTGCTTGATCGCACCGGGCACACCGTTCACTGACGCCGTGGCAGCGTACCGGCGAGCGAAGTCCTGACCAGTCTTCTTGGCGTCCACGAACTGCTTTTCAAGATCACCAATTTGCTTGTCGGTCAGGCCGGCAGCCTTCAGAGTTGATCTTAGTGCGGGGGTCATCTTGCCATCAAAGGTCTGCCCGAGAGCCCCGGCCTTGTCCTCCAGATTGATGGCCGCCTCGGCCAGCCGACGTTCCGCGTCCTTGGCCTCGTCCGAGGTGCGACCGTGCTCCTTGATCACATCGTTGAGGTTCTTCTGGCTGGACTTCAGCTTGTCCTGGGCATCCAGCAGGCCGAACACGGGATCCGTTTGCGCCTTCATTTGCTTGGCCAGGTCATCCAAGGCATCCTGCTGGCCCCGGGCCGCCTTGGTGGCCTGGTCCATCTCGTCCTTGAGCTTGCGCTGATCGTCGGTGAGTTCCTCGGTAGCTGATGCCGCGTCCTTGGCCTTGTCCTTGAACAGGCCGGTCTGCTCAGCGAAGTCAGCGAAGATCCCGATCGGACCAGCCATGAAGACGGTGAACGCGTGGAGCGCCTCACCCAGCACGGGGATACCGTCGATCGCGCCCTTGATCTTGTCCAACCACTTGTATGTCTCCGAGAGCAGGCCGATGGTGGGCCCGAGCGTCTCGGTGATCATGTGAATGGAGTCGGTCAGGTGGTCGATGGCGTCGGCCGACACGTCCGAGTGATCGGCCATCTCCTCGATCAGCGATCCCAGATCCTCACCCACGCCCTTGGCCAGGCGGCCCAGGGCCTTGAGTACGGGGGCCGCTCGCTCGCTGGCGTAGACGAACGAGTCCAGCAGTGCATCAGCTGCGCCGAGGATGTCCTTGGTCAGCGGCTCCAGGCTGGGCGCGAGGTTGTCAAAGATCTTCCCGATCTTCGGTGCAGCCTTACCGGCCTCGGCCTCCAGCAGACCGAGCGAGTTCATGATCGGAGTGGTGAACGCGCCCTTGGCCTCGGCCGTGATCGAGGTCATGAAGCGCTTGCCGATGCGGCTGGCCCAGCCCTCAATCGCGGGATCCTGGGCGGCCAGGGCCACACCACCGAGCAGGCCACCGAGGCCCACTCCGCCAACTACGGCGGCGGCCATCAGCCCGGCCACCTCGGGGGCCAGGAAGGCACCGACCGAGGCGATGCCCGCGCCCTTGAGGCTGGGGGCGGCATCCTTCAGGCCTGCCCCCAGCCGCCGGATCAAGCGGTCCGAGTATGGCTTTACCGTCTTGTCGTCGGGCGGGGGAAGGATGTCCTCCGGGGTGAGGAGAGCCTTGTTCTTGCTCAGGTTCCGGATGTCTGACTGGAGCTTGCGCTGAACCTTCGCGATGTCCAGCCGCTCGGCCGCATCGTCGGTATCGGCAAACGCCTTCGCCAAACCCTTGAGTTCGTGCTCGGCCAGCTTGATCTGAGCGTCCAGCTTTTCGAGCGAGCGGGCCGTTTCCTTAGCCTCGTCACCCAGATCATCGGCCGCATCCTCGGCCTTCTTGCTGGAGGTGGAGAAGCCGTCCAGCTTCCGGTCCGCCTTGTCGGCCGCGTCCCCAACGTCGCCGATGTTCTTGGCAGCCTTCTTGCTGGCGTCCCCTGTCTTGTCCCGAGCCAGGAAGTCAAGGATCAGTTCACGCTTGTCACTGACAGCCATGCCTCACCCTCCCTGGCTGTAGATCATGTACTCATAATGATCAACAATCTGGAGGACCGAGAGGTTCTCCAGCGAGGCAGGGTTGATGTTGCAATGTTGGGCCATCACTGGCCCGATGGCTATCAGGAAGTTGGCGACCCCGAAACCGGCATACTTACCAAAGAGACCGTAGCCGTCTGAAAGGTGTCGTCCGTAGCCGATTCGACCGGCAGCATCACCGGTGCCGAGGGAGGCATGTCCGGTGATCCCCCTGGCTCCAGCTCCGCCTGGCCCCCAGAGGAGGTCTCCTCTTTTCCCGCCTCCATCTCCTCGGCCGGAACAGCGGACCACTTGAGCAGCATCACCACGGGGTTGAAGTCAGCGAACGCGGGAGCCTTGTCCCCGAACTCCGGATCGAGCTTGAGCGCCAGCCAGGCCCCGGCCATGTCACCCATGATCGAACTCTGCCGGACGCCGTTCATCACGTCGGCCAGGGGCAATCCCAGCTCCTGTTCCAGGGGCATGAGATCGCGCGCGCGCATGCTCGTGATGGCCGACTCATCGTAGATGTACCAACGCTCGCCGTAGTCCGCGATGTCCTGGGCATCGGTGAACCGGAACCGGAGGGGCTTCAGCAGACTGGCCATGGCAGGGTCTCCCATCACTTCAGCAGACGATCGGCAAAATCGTCCAGCACCTTGATCATTTCACGTTCCACGGCGTCGGCCGCCTGGTCTGTTCCGCGTTCGAAGTAGCCACCCTTGACCGAGGTGACGGACCACGGATTAGGAATCCTGGTCCCTCGGCGTACACCGCGCCGAATGCGCCGAGACCGACCGAAATTCGGATGGCGCAAACGGCCGGCTTCCAGGGCTTTTACGTCCCGGCGCTCGTGTTCCCCCTCGCCGAACATGAGCATCCGGAATGATGCCGAGCGGGCCTGCCCCCGCAAGGTGGTCCGCCACTTGATGGATCTGGTGAACGTGTTGGCGTATCCACCTCGCTTGGGGAGACCCGACTCGTACTCTCCCTTCACCTCCGCCTGAACCGGCTTCGCCACCCGGCGCAGAGCGGTGGCCATCTCACGACCCAGACCCTTGTCCCCCTCGGCCTGGATATGGGCCGCAAGCTTCCTGAGCTGAGCCGCGCCCAGGATTGTCGCCTCCATGGCCTAGGAGTACGCCCCCACCGTGGGGACGCCATCCACCTGGAAGCTGGCAGCGATCGGGACTCGGTCGGAGACCGAGGCGTCCACGGTCAACTCGGTCAGCCAGCACTCACCCGAGATCTTCACCCGGCCGGTGGTGCCACCCTCCGGGCCGTACTCGAACGAGGCCGTGGCCGTCGCCGTACGCAGGCCGTTGAGAACGGTGAAGATACCGGTGGTCGCGGTGGCGTCGAAATGTCCCGCGATGCTGAACGAGACGTTGGCCAGAGCGGGGATGCTCTTGGTGCCCTGGTCGGTGAATGCGGTCACCTCGGACAGGCCCCGAGCGCCAGGCAGACCCGTGACGGAGTTGAGGTAGATCTTGACATCGCGCAGAGTTCCGCCGGAATCGTCCAGCGAGAACACCGCGTCCTTGCCATGCCGGAACGTCATAGCGGACTCTCCTTGATCATCGTGGCGCGAACGCCATCAGGTAGGTGATGGAGCCGGTACCAGTCACGTCCGTGACCGCGCGCACGTACCGGTTGATCTGGGTGCCGTTGGCCACGGACAGGCGTTGCCAGCCCACCGCTGTGACCGAGGCGAAGGAAGCGAGATCGCTCCAGGCAGAGTTGTCCGGCGAATGCTGGATCTTGAGGGCTACCGAGGTGAACCCGGAGTAGGCCGATACGTGCAGCGCGGCCACCCCGCCGTGGATGGTGAAGGCCTCGGTGGATCCGTCGTAGCTGAGGCTGGTGCCCCGGTCTACCGCCGTGCCGTTCCCGTCGGCCGTGATGGCGCTGGGGGCCACCAGGACATAGCCCATGTCCACCGACTCATCAGCCGTGGAGGTGACCACGTAGCCCAGGGCATCGGAGACCGAGGCGTCCATCGTGTACTCGGTGGGGTCACCGATCATGAACAGGGCAGGCTTGCCTACAGCCGTGCCGTCCGGGCAGGCAGTGATCAGGACGTTGTTGTCCACGCCGATGGCGGCCAGGATCTCGGCTGCCAGGTCTGAGCTGGAGTCCAGCGGGCCACGCAGGGCCAGGGAACCGGACATGAGGCCGGGCACGTAGTTCATGCCGCCGCCCGAGGTCACCACGGTCACGTCCGAGGTGGCGCGCTGGTGCTGGGCGTTGACGCCCGAGACGTTGCCCGAGACGGCAAACTCGTTGGCGTACACCCGGATCGAGGTGCCGGGTAGGAAACTCATTGCGCCACCATCTCAATCACGATGTCTGCCCCGATGTACTCCAGGCCCGAGTATTGGATCACTCCAATGCGCCGGGTACCGGTCATCACGGCATGACTGACCAGGCCACCCAAGGTGGTGTCCTGCTCCAGGATGTCCTTGATCTTGGTGCCCACCCCGCCTGTTGACAAGGCCGTCCGCAAGATCCTTTGACCGCCCCCCGAATCGGCCGATCGGAGCAGCACGGAGATGACGAAGGTGAAGGCGTCCGAGCCCCGCGCGAAAGTCAGATCCCAGTCAAGATCATCGAAGATGATGACCATGGCCGGCGGCACCACCTGGCCTTCTACCTCGGAAACCACGTTCAGCGGAACGTCCACCCCGTCCACCTTGAACATGGCCACACCACTGAAGCGGGACTCCAGCGCGTCCGCGATTTCGTTCAGGTCATAGTCGGCCATCAGGCTGCCATCCCTACTCGAACTCGGAATGGGGCCAGCCGCTCGGCAACCTTCGGGTTGGACCGCACCCGGATGGCATAGTCCCCGAAACCGGCCACGCCGAACGGGGTATCGGGCAGCTTCATCTCCTCCTCGGCGAGCATGAGGCATGCCGACTTCACATCGGGCGGGACCTCTTGCCAGCCCCACGCCGCTGTCACCGTGCACACCCGAGGACCCCATGTGGCCGTCCAGGACCACGCTGGCGGCCAATCACCGGTCCAGGTGAGGCGGAGGAAGGGCCAGCCGGGTAGACCGTCCAGGACACCGTTCAGGGGCTCCAGAAGGATGCCGGTGACCGAGGCCCATGCCGTGCCGTTGATGATCAGTCCATCGGTGGTCCAGAAATCGTCCGTCTGGATCCCCGAGCGAGAGATTTCGAACGTGCGCTCGCTGGCATCGGCCACCTCGGTCCGGCCGAAGGTTCGGCCACAGTAGCGATCGATCCCCCGGCTGGCCGCATTCAACGCGGCCTGAAGGTCATCGGTGACGTAACTGTTGGTGTCCGCGATGCTCATCCGCCGCCGTAGCTCAGTCACGGTGGCATAGGCTCCGCCGGACGCCACGCTGGTGGACAGGGTGACAATCTCGGTCGCCGTCACCACGTCCGAGTCCGAGTCCGTACCGGACCACTCCACCAGGTAGTCACCCAGGGCCAGGGCACCACCGGGCGTCCAGACGTAGGCATTGACACCGGTGGAGGGGTTCAGTACCCCGGTTGCGGTAGGGCCGACTACAGCCGCTCCCCCGGCCAGGGGGGTGATGGTGATGGTCACGCCGATCACGTCGGCCAGTGGGCCGCCAGCGAACTCCCGCCACTCGGCCGAGAGGGTGTTGTCTGCTTCCCGATAAACGATC